TGTAGTGATGGAGGATTTTGGGAAAGGTATTGATCCACAAACCGGGAGAGAACTTAAATATCAAAGAGCTAAAGAAACCGCAGACTGGCAAACCGAGAATGATGAAATGGGATATAAATACATTGTAATTGTATGTACAGTAGCTCATTTAGACCATACCCCGGAAAATTGTGATGATAACAATCTGGCTTTCCTTTGTCAGCAATGCCATAATAGGCATGATACACAGCATCGTAAACAAACAGTCAGGGATGGCAGAAATAAAGGGCAAATAAAACTATTTATTGAAATTAATAACTAAAGCCATGAGTACAATAATAATTTGCGGAGTATCAAGAGGTAGGTATACAATACCAGAACCCATTGTCAGGAGCAAAGAATGGGAGGACGAGGGAGTTGATCCGGTACAACGGCCAGTTAAATTTCCATGTGGTCACCCTGAACATTGGGAATGGGGAAAAGGAACCAGGAACGGGCAAAAGTTATATTATCCCACGGAAGAAATGTTTTTCCAAAAATGGCATCTTACCGATGAGGAAATGAATGAGGCTATTGAACAATATGATGTGTTCTCTCTTGAAATGAGAGGCCGGATAATATGTAAAAATTGCGCTGATCATGAATCTATAAACTTTAAATCATGAAAACATTAACTACTATTTTATTATTACTGCTTTGTCTGAATGGTTCGGGGCGACTTGTACTATACTTATACCAGCATATATGTTGATGTAAACTACCAACCCACGCAAAGCTGATGTATTGTTTATAAATTATCGCTCTATTTATTATTTTTTATATTACCTTTGGTGAAAATTCTTCTATGCCGGCACCAAAAGGTCACCCTCTTTGGGGCAATCCAATAAAGCCCAAGAAATACCAAGCTGACCAACTCTGGGAGAAAGCACTTGAATATTTTAAATGGTGTGATGATAATCCTTTAATGTTATGCGAACAGACAAAAACACCGATGAAGATACCTGCAGGTTTCACTGGTGAAATTTCAGAATTCAAAAACCAACTAACAGAAATACCTCACCGAAGACCATACACTATTGAAGCATTATGTCTTTATCTTAATATCTCAAGGGCTTGTTTTGAAGATTATTCAAAGTCTAAAGATGAAACATACATCTACATTTGTACGTGCATAAGAGAGATAATCAACGGTCAGCATCTTGAAGGAGGCATGGCCGGGTTGTTTAATCCACACATTGTAAGCCGCAAACTTGGTCTTTTGGAAAAACAGGAAATAACGGCCCGACTTTCCGTGCCAACAATTGACTTTTCAAAACTCACCCCGGAGGAAGCAAAAACATATCTGGAGTTAAAGCGCAAAGCAAAGCCTGATGAAGTATGATGCAGACGATATTGCATATATAAGACAATTCACACCCAAGAGCCTTTTTATATTCTTTCAGGAATTCTGGCACGTAATCGAACCCACTAAAGAGCCTGTTTATAATTGGCATATCGAGAAACTGTGCGGTATTTTACAAGCTCATGCCGAGCGGGTGGCTGCTAAGCTGCCCCGTGACAAACATCTTGTAATTAACGTTCCTCCCGGTACCACAAAATCAACATTAGTATCTGTGATGTTTCCTGCCTGGGCATGGATAAACTGGCCGTGGATGAAGTTTATTACCGGCTCTTATGAAGAAACACTGGCCCTTAGGGATGCAGTTAAAAGCAGGGACATTATCAAAAGCGATCTGTACCAGGCTTGTTTCAGGAATGTTTTCAAGTTGAAGATGGACGTCAATAAAAAAAGTGAATACGCAAACGATAAAGGAGGCTTCAGGGTAGCGACTTCAGTAAGTGGATCTATTACGGGTTATCATGCAGATATATGGGTAATTGATGATCCCATTGATCCACGGGGGGCAAAAAGTAGGGCAGAGATACAATCAACTAAAGAATGGATGGACCTTACCATTCCTTCAAGGATGACGGATCTTAACATCTCCGTGCAGATAATGATCATGCAGAGACTTGCGGATGACGACCCAACCGGTCATGTGCTTGCCCGTCCGGGCGATCATTGGGAATATATCTGTCTTCCTGCAGAGGTAGGAAACAATGTAAGGCCTGTGGAATTTGCAGCACATTATAAAGACGGACTGTTAGATCCTGTTAGGTTATCGAGAAACGTGCTGGATGAAATGAGAACAACACTCGGATCAAAAGGATATGCAGGACAATATCTTCAACGTCCGGCACCAGAGGAAGGTAATTTATTCAAAAAAGTTTGGTTCGAACGGTTTAACATGTTTGACCTGAGAAATGAATCGTTAAAGCATTTCGAAGAAATTGTATGGCACTTCAGGGGCGATACTGCCTATACTGAGAAATCAGCTAACGATCCATCCGGATTTTTGTGTTATTGCTATATAGGAGCCGATATGTACATAAGAGACTACGCTACTGTAAGAAAAGAAATGCCAGAACTGATTATATTTTGCAAAGACTTTGCATTCAGGAACGAGTACATGGATAAAAGCACTTTCAAAGTCGAGCCGAAGGCATCAGGACAATCGCTTATTCAGATGCTTAAAAGCTCTACAGGTCTAAATATCAGTAAAGCCGAGACACCAAAGGGTGATAAGATATACCGTGCTAATACGGTAGTCCCGATGGTGGAGGCCGGCAGGGTGCATTTACTTGATAGCGCTCCATGGCTTGACACTTTTTTGCACGAAGTATGCACATTCCCCGACGCCGAACATGACGAGGCTGTGGACCTGTTGTCAATGGCTCTGAAAGAAAAGTTGAAAAGCGAATCAGGGAGTATATTAATGCGCTCTGTATAATGTTAAAAAAATTAAATATTTTCAGTGCTTTTAGTATTATCTTTGCTTTATGAGTCTGTTCAAATCCACATACAGAAAGAAGCTGGCAGATCGCTTTAAACAAAAAGTGGCATCGACAATGTCAACTAATCCGGAAGAAGTGCGGGCAACGTCTGAGGCTGCGCCCCGTGACCTGATAAATATTAGAAATCGGATTGCCTACAGGGAGGTTGATAGGTTGAATTGTCTGTTTGCAGATATGCAATACTTCTATCTTAATTAAGTATGAATCTGCAAAAACCAAATATCAGGGATAATGCCTTTGGATTTTTAATCTACACTAAATCGATGGACATAGTGTATATTATTCTAATGTCTACTAATTTAGTGTACATTTAATAAATTGATAAATAAATAGTTAAATCTACACTAAATTAGTGTACATTCAATGAAAACTAATAACGTGCTTTACCTGTCGCCGAAATCCGAAGTTGAGGATTTAAAGCGCATAGTTCCCACGATGCCGGGGCAGACAACGTTCATTTCTGGAAGTTTTATCCGTAATCTTACCGATGAACAGTTCAAAGACCTTTGCCGGATGGAACATGATTTCAAACTCATGGGTAAAAGCGCAATGAAAGAAATGTACACGAGATTGATGAAACTCGGAATAAAGTTTGATATTGAACACGGTACCGGAACAATTAAAATTGAAAAGTCATGACAGAAAAAAAGATCAAAAAGGAAGAAGCAGCCGTTGAAGAGGCTGTTGACAACAATGAAAGAAAATTCGGCAGGCCCAAGAAAGGGTTAACTGACGAGGAAATTGCCAGGTCGATTGTTGCCTTGCGGGAAAAAATCGTCACTGAAATGAACCGAAGAAAAGCTGCCGGGGAGAAATGGAGACAATTGAATCCATTTACCTGGGCAATGCTATCGGCTGTCCAGAAGGCCCGTAAACTTGCAAACGATGGTTATTCGACCAGGGTAGGGAGGGAATAATGCTGAGCGTAGAGGTATCGGGCAAGCATTACGATTTGTGTAATGACTGGCAGGATATTACCCTTGAGAAGTTCGGGGAGTTGATCGCTATTGAGATGCCTTTAAAGCTGAAGAATAAATGGCTTGCCTTGCTTAAAAAGGATGATTCATTATACGAGGAGTTCGATAGGCAGGTACAGTTCAAAGATGTCGTGAAGTCATTTCCTGAATACTACGGTAAGATTCTATCATTTTGCAGTACCATCCCTCAGAGCGTTGTTGATAACATTGACTGGAAAATCAGGGAGCAGCTATTTAATGAATACTTCATTCATTTTTGCATGACGAGCCTTGCAGACTTCCCGCTTGTCAAAACAGAACAGGGTCTGGCACAATATGATCCGGTGCTGCCGAAAAGTTTTGAATTCGAGGGTAAGACATTCTTTCTACCGGAATCACTCGACCGTGGTGGCAAGTTGATCCCGCTTGGCAGGGAAAGTATAGTAACATTTAGCGAGGCAGCAGATATTGAAATTGCGCTTAACGAGTGGAGCGAAAAGGGAATTGATTCAATGGCTCAGGTCACGGCTGTTTATTGCCTCCTGGAAGGTGAAAAGCACAGCGATGAACTTGTCATGGAACGAACTGAGATCTTTAAAAAACTGCCTATGTCAACAGTCTGGGAGGTTTTTTTTTGCATCGTTTTACTTGGTTTGCAATCTCTGATCAGTACAAGAATCTTTTTAAAGGCTCAGACGGAAAGACAAGAAATGCAGCCAGAAAGTCAGGGATCGTAAATTTCGGAGTGCGTGGACTTATTTACGAAGTGAGCTTAACCGGTGCCGTGGGAACACTGAAGGAAGTTGAGCGGATGAATATCTGGGAGTTTTTTGATTTTTTGTCATACATGAGGGCACAGAATGAGTTCAGAAATGAGGCAAGCTGATCTGGCCGAAGGCGTCATAAGGGAATTGAATTTCATTTTGGAAAGTCTTTGCACGTTGGAGCTTACAGTGAAAGGGAGACAATTTGTGTATCGGAGAATAAATAAATACAAAGATGACATTAGCAAGTTTCAAAACAGCAGCGCAGATAATAACAGGGACACTGATAAAACAGGTGTTTTTTGATTACTTGCATGCGGCAAATGTCGAAAGGGACAAGCTGTATCCTTATGTGTTATGGGATTTGAATTCGTGGAAAGGCCGAATAAACTGGGCCAATACCGGTCAAAAAAAGGAAAAAGTTACCGTTAAAGTTTATGTACTTGATTATTTTGACCGTGGAGCCTCGAGCGAAACGCAAACCAAGGAACAAGTCTGGGACGACATAAGGACAAATTTCAGAACTTATTGTACCGTGCTGGGAACTAACGGGTACATAAGCATCACGAATTTGAATGATATGCCGTATGAATATTACTCAATAGGTATAAACATAGACGCAGAAATAGGTGTTTGTTTTGATGTTGAAATGAATTTGCACTGCTGATGAACTATTCGCAAATCATAGATACGCTTAACGAAGTTGTTATCCAATGTCTCGGGGAACAATTTTCGGCAGCTGGGCACAAGATGACCGGAAAGCTGATTGATGATATTACAACTGACACGAAAGTTATTAGGGAAGGTTTTGTGCAGGACTATCTGATGTATAAATACGGGGAGTATTTGAGTTTAGGAGTACCGGCCGGCAGGATTCCATTTTCTCCGGGAAGTGGTGCAAAGAAGTCTTTGTATATTGATGCACTGATAAGATATGTCCAGGCCCGAAAAGGAATAACCGATTTAAAGAAGGCGAAGTCTGTTGCTTTTGCCATTGCACACGTCCAGAAGCGGGTAGGGATGCAGATAAGAACACAC